CAAGATTAGGTTTCCAACTTTGAAAATTAAAAAAATCATCGTTATCAAGCAAGTTCTTGCCCGTTCTTGCAATCTTAATCTCACTCCAACCGCTAATCGGTAAAGGTGTTGCAGGTGTAGGTGTTCCGCTTTCCTGCACCGCATTTACATCAACCGCTAATGACTTCAAGGGTAATTCAAGGCTTGTGTCAAAGTTAGCAACACTACCGCTTGCAGTATCATCAGGGAGGATATTATAGACAATATCGTCAACCTGTGCTTTGGTGTAGATGTTCTTTGTCTTTGTCTTGATCTTGCCATCGCCGTCATACTCGATCTCGATATTATCAGAACCGACAAAATCAACCGCACCACTACTTGTGCCGTTGCCAAGTACCTCAACACCCTCGACCTTGATTGATCGCCAAGTATCGTTATCTTCATCACCACTCGGAATAAGCACCCAATCAGAACCATTGGAAGTAAACATATCGCCGACCTTTGCGGTCTGTTCTGCGTATGTTCCGTCAGTAATAACTTTGTACGTCCAACCCTCGTTGCTTGCACTTGCGGCAGGTAATGTCTGAATTGTACCGCCTACACCCAAAGTGCCTTTGAAGATCATAGGTTCGGGCAAGTTGTCAATAAGCGTATCAACTTCGCTCTTGGTGTAAGTGTTGCTCTTGTCCGCTTTCTTACCGAGTTCCGTGTCAACGTATGTTGTGTCTGCCTTGCTATCTTCAAGGTCAGTGATGCTATCTTCAAGGTCAGTAATTTCCTCTGTAAGACTGTCGCCGTTATAGGTTACACGTCCAGAATCGAGAAAGCCTGATATGTTATCAAATGTTATAGTTTCGCCAAACTCGATTTCGACATTTGTTGCCGGAAATTCAAGTATGATCTTGTTTTCATCATTAGCCATATCAAATTACCCCCTCGTATAAGGTTTTGTCTGCACGAAAACTCTTAACGTGCGTTTTGTGTATATGTCCGTTCAAAGCAAAAGAAAGCTGAACTTCAACAAGCGTCTTGCTATCAAACCTTAACGCTTCTTCCTGCGTAATAGTTGCGTTGTAAACTTCGCCGTCAAACGTGAAGTCTTTTGCATATTTTGTAAGGACGACATTATTATTCTGTGCAAAGTCTAATCTCTTAATCTCCGCACCAACAGGAAAATTTCTCAAATCAAAAGGTATATCCGTACCTCTTATTACGCTTGCCATAGTAACCTCCTTTAAGATACTCTCTTCCAAAAGTACACCGTGATATAAGGTTGCAAAATGTTATGAGGCTGACCGCCACCTTCGTAAGATTGATCGTCGTAGGCTTCACCCGTACCGCTACCGTTAGAGCCGTAAACTGCATTAGCACCGCTTGAGGTATTCCAACGCAGTTTTAGTTTGTCGTGATTGTGCCTCGGCATTTCGTCGATAGTGAGCTGATGCTTCTTTTCACCGCCCGTTTTCTGTACAGTAGCAAAGTCCGTATCGCTTGTATCTACGCCGACAAGAGTTTTACCGCTACCGAAGGCTACCCATGTACCGCCGAAGATCGTGCCAGGGTTTGCGTTGCTTACTGAAGTGTAAATCGTGCCGACGGGATATACCGCATTAAAGATAGCGGACATAACAGGGATAACAGGTAAATCTTCCAAGTCGTTGTAAGAGATATGCAAGTCTGACGTTGCCTTGTTGCCGGACAACGTGACACCGTTTATCTGCGGACGGTTATACAAGTCCTCGTAGTCGCCCGAGAAACCACCGCCACCGCCACCGCCACCGCAGGCAGCGAGAATACGGTTTTCGAGGTCGTTGAATGAATCTGCGTTAAGGGGCGTACCCTCAACCGTTACATTACCCTCGTTGCGGCTTACTGTAACCGTCTTTGTCGTGTAGCCGTCGTTGATGTTACGGCGGTTAGGGTACTGAACAACTCTGTCAACCCAAGTTTTCTTGACAAATGCCATTGTTTATGCCCTCGCTTTCTTTCTATCTTCAATATATATTTTTTCTTTTATTAAAGCAAGCCAACCGACACGGTATCGCCGCTTATGATCTCTGCGTCCGAATATCTGTCGCAGTTCTCAACAAGCGTTCCGTCAATCTGCTTTTCGAAGTCCTCGATAGTCTTTTCTATTACGTTCAACTCTCTGCTACCCCAAGTAGAGCCATAGTCCACTCTCGGGTTTACCACGCCTCTGTTCCAAGTAGAGTGCAAGGTAACGGCAATCTCTTCAATCAGGTTCGTTACAACATTTCTGTCAGCAGAAGTAAGCACCGTACTGCCGTCTGTGACGCTCACAAATGGCGTGTAAGCGATTCCCACGCCGTCTGCGATATATTTGAGGTTTCCGACGATGCGAAGCCAATCAGAGGCGTTGAACGTGTCTGTGCCTTTCCAATTAGTTTTGGGTGTAGTCCAAGCCATAACTTATAATTCCTCCCAATCGCAATTATAATCAACAGGTGCAGTCATTCCTTGCTCGCTATAAATTGTTTTGAGCAAAGCAATCGCACCAAAAGCACCTTCCGTAGCCCCTGAAGATATATCATATTCGGGTATGTCTATTACGGGTGCGTCCGTTGTGATGATCGTGCCGGACGGAACGCCATAAAAAGCAAACTTCCATTCGTGACCGTTTAAGTCTGTAAGCATAGCGTTGTACGTTTCCTGAGTTACTACACCGCTTATGTCTAAGTCAAACTCTTCTACGCCCATAACATAAATATAGGTTGTTGTCGGTGTTCTCATAAAGCCAACAAAGCCTGCTCGCTCGCTTGCCTTTGTAACCTCGATCTCCGTAACGCCAAACGATACTGACAAGCCAACAGGATCAAAAACAGCCTTATCGCTATCCTCAAACGAGAATATCTTACGGCAAGTAATGTGCCCACCGCTTCCCGGCAATCTAAATTTCACGTCCGTAATAACACAAGTCTTATATACGCCCTTTTCTGTTTCAAGCCTGATAATGTCGCCTACTTCGTAACGCAAGTCCTGAACAACATCAACTTCGTATAAGCTCGAAATATCGCTTACAAGGTGTGCTACACGCTTGACTTTTCCTGCTGCCTCGCTATTTGTTATGAGCATATTGTCATTTGTGTAAATGTCACCCTCAACCAAATCAGTCAGCGTTTCCGTCTCTTCAAATTGATTACTTTCCGCTTTATAGAACCGTACAATAGGCTTTATTGTAGTGATTTCAGATGCAGTAAAGGGCATAGCAACAATAAAATTGCCATTGTCGAGTTTGCTTACATCGGGGTTTTCTGCGAGCCTTACAACGGCGTCGGGGTTAGTTGACTGTGCATCTATTAGTTCCCATTTGCCCGTAGCAAAGAAGGGTAATTCAAACGTGAATATAACGTATCTCTGTGAGTCCCTTCCCACTTCCGCAGCGTTCGGATATTCAACCTCGACATACTCGCTTGCAACCGTATTAGCGTTTCTTGTTACGCTTATCTTGCCGACTTTAGGCTTACTTTCAAGAGCACATCTAACCTGATCGTACCTCGTAAGATAATCGTCGAAGCTCTTATACTGAATCGAATTGGCACTTATCAGGTCAACAGAATTGAATCCTGATTTTATAAAACAACCCATAGCGTTTGCTACAAGTTGTCTTGCGTCTTTGGAATCAATCTCTCCACTATAATTACACTCTGTCGAATCAAAGTCGTATGTATCAAAAAGTTTTCCGTTAAAGATAATTAACCCGAAAGAATCGCCGGGAATATCGTCGCCGACATTCAGGTTTTCATCAAAATACGGGTTGATCGTAAACGTCCAACCTATACGCCAGTCAACCGCAACCTTGAATGTAATTTTACCCTGCTCGTAATCAGGTCTTTCCGTGAGCTTACCAAACATAATAGGGATATATTCAATAGAATCGTTTATCTTATATCCCGCTTTAAGGAAACAAGGTGATCCGTCCTTGAATTGATTATCCCAATATGCCGTTTCAGGCGTGTATTCGCCGTTCACATCAAGACACTCTACCGTCATTTCGTATGACGGCATACTTTGTGATGTTAAGTCCGTACTTTCGTCAATGTTTGAAACAGATATGTGGTTATCGGAAAACACAACAGGCGTAGCCGTTTTTTCAGCCCTAATCCAATTTAACTGAAAACGACCTGCTTTTGTTGTGTTTTTTACCTCAAATCTGTAATAAGTATCGGTATCGTAGTTATCAGGCGTGAACGTAAATTCGTTCGTCGGGAAAGGGCTTGTATATTCTTTTGCGATCTGCCAAGTGTCTGAATTTTCATCGTAATATTCAACTCTTAACGCATCAGGGAGAACACCGCCACCGAAGTTTAATGTTATCGGTGAGGTTATTCCCTTGAAGTTAAATGACGAAACACTGTCATTGCCGATTATTACCCAAGTGTTGTTGTTTGCGTATTCGGTTATTCCGTATGGTACGGAATGATTAGGCTTTGTGTAACTGATCTCAGGAGAACAAAGCCTCTTAGGATCATCAACACTCATGCCGTCGCCCAAAGTAGCATAATAATACTCGTTTGTGCACGAATTGGGTGCTACAATGGGCGCAACACTTGTGTCAAAATCAAGAAGCGTGTTTCCCATGCTCTTGAATGATTGAACAACATTAGTTCCGACTTCGAAATGAAGTCTTGTTGCCGGACGTATTATTTCATCCTGTTTTGCTTTGAACTGTTCACTGACATATCTCATACGCTCTCACCTACTCCAATAATGTTCGCTTGACAATCAAGATAGTATGTAGGTATTCCCGTGATTTCATCAACCATAAACGGCATAGCAGAACGATCACCGACGTACATTGTCTTTGTAACAAACGTGTTCGTTTCTATATCCAAATAGGTAGCGTCAAAATAAAAATGCTTGTTGAAAAAGGTGCAAATGTCTTTCCAAACTTCGGGTGATAAAACCCTCCATTTGAGTTCTATCTTGCTTGCTTTTGCAATCACCGCACCTCTTACGATGCCGTCAGCCGTTCTCGCCTGATCTACCATTGTAGCAATCGTCTGTTTGCCACTTTCGTAAGCCGCAAACGGCAACTGAATTGTATCGTCACCTGCCGTGAGTGTAATAAACTGTCCGTATCTTTCAACTGCCATTTGCGTTTACTCCTTCCTTATGTGAAAGCACCGTTTCCGATAGCGATACCGCTCTTGCGTTCTTCTTTCTTAACAACTCGGAATACTTCCTTGCCGTCAATCATTACTATTGTATCACCACCGACACCGCTGCCTATGCCTGCCACACCGCTTACTACGGCATTGTAGATATTGCTTGCGAGTGTCATTAAAGCACCCTCATTGGCAACGCCTACACCGTAGCCTGCGTTTGTAGTTGCGGGAACTGACATATCACTTGTAAGCGTATCGTTAGCCGTTTCAACCGCTTTAAGTGCCGAATTAGCCATATCCTTTGCAGCGTCGCTTGCGAGGTATGAGTAGCGTTCCATGTTCTTTGCATAACCCATTACCGACCAATACGCTTGATCTCCGAAAGCCGTTGAAGGTGAGTGAATACCGAGGTATTCTTTCAATCTTCTCAATGCCGCCTTACCGATTGTTTCACCGCTTGATGCAGCCGATTTCTTGTTCTTGTTTACGCCTGCGACGTAGCCCTGTCCCGAACTATCACCTGCTTTTATCCAGTCGCTTATCCACCAACGAGCACCCTTATCGCCCTGATAGGACAAAGCCGCACCGCTATTGTAAGCATCGTTCTTTGCCTTTGTGGAAGATATGCCCATAGCAAACTTGTAGGCTTCGTTTGCGGCGGTATTGTAGAACTTCTGTTCACCTTTGCCGTCAGCACCTACACCGTTAAGACCGCTATTGAAAGCGTTATTGCCTGCCGTGTTGACCGCACCTATCTTACTGTTCATACCGTCAGCGTAAGCCTGCATAGCATTTTCGCCCTGGCTTCGGAAAGCATCTGTATTAGATGTGAAATTAAAAGGTGCGTTTGCCGTAGCGTAGTTGTAACCGCCGACGGGTGCACTCGGTTTAGCCGTCTCTTTCGGTTGCAGATTCTTCTCGATCATAGCAATATCTTTTGCGAGGTTTCTGCCACCCATTTTCTCGTAGAAAAAGCCAAAAACAGGGTTATTTTCCATAACCTTTAGTCCGGCAAGCGTCAGCTCTGCAAAGAACTGTTTGCCTACGTCGTTACCTGCTTGTGCCGCCCTTACGCCTAAAGCGTTAGCGTCACCGAAGATCATTTCGATTAGGCTTTCGCTTCTATCCTCGAAAGCGTCGTAGAATGAAACGCAGAACTGTTCACCGTAAGTAAACCCGTTCTTTTCTGCCTCTAAAGCAAACTCTTCGGGCGATTTGCCAAGTATCAACTCCCAAATCTTCGAGCCGAGTTCTGCCGCACCGCCACCGAGAACTTCTATCCATACCTGTAAAGGCTTTTCCTTTAAGTCCTTACGCAGTAAGTTGAGGTCTGCTTTTACCTGTTCGACACGGCTTTCTATTGCCTTGCCTAAAAAGTCATATCCAGGTGTGAGAAGATTACTCAAATTCGAGTTCTCGCCGACACGACCACCGCCGCCGCCCAATGAATCATCAGGCTTTTTGAGTACGTTGAGTTCGTCAAGCCCGATTGTATAATCTCTTAACTTCTTTGCGTTCTTGGCGGCTGCTCCCGTTGCCTGAACTACGTCGTTGTAAGGCTCTGCGACACTCGATATATCCATTCTGTCGGACATATCAGGAATCTCATAACCAAAGAACTTTGCGATAGAACGGAACGCTTCGCCTGCTAACTGTGCGAAAGCGGTGAGATAAGGCAATACCTGATTGAGTGCAGGTATGAAGATAGAGCCTAACGCTCTTGAAGTCATTTCCAACTGTGCCTTGAAGATTTTTAACTGATTGTTAGGATCATTTAATGTCTTGGCATAGTTGTTCTGCACCTGCGTAACCTGTGTCATAAGAGCGATATAACGCAACTGTACTTTCTCCTGTTGCGTCAACTGATTAAAGTTTACGATCTTGTGCTTTGTATTATCATCAACGGCTACCGTATTTGCCTCGATAGCACCTGTCTGTTCGTTGATAGTGAATGTCTGCTGCCCGTAATACTTCGGGTTCTTCGCAATATCTACGAGTTTGCTCTGTGATAAGTCCCAACCTAACTTACGGATAGGCTCTAATCGTCCGGCAATCGCAGATTTGAGCTTGTTCTGTGCTTCTTCGTTTGTTATGTCCCAAAACGACGCAAGATCGAAAGATAACTGCGTCAAATTCTGCGACATATAAGCCGCCTTGTCGCCACCTACTCCAAAGCCTGTTACAAGCGTTTGGAAAACGCCTTGTGCTTTCTGCCACTCGGCAATATCAATACCAAATGCGTTTCTGACTGTTTCACCGTATTTAGAGGCGTTTGCCGCATACTCGCCCAAAGACACGGTAAACATATTTAAAGTTTTATTATAGGTGAGTGCTTTTGAAACACTATCGCTGATTACTCCGCTTACTTTGTTGAACAAAGCAATAACGGCGGCTAACCTAACCGTCTTGCCTAAAAATTGCTCAACGCCGCTTGCCGCCTCTATTGATTCATCACCAACCGCCTTAATTGCTCCTGACGGCTTCTTTTTGCTTACATTGTCAACCTCTTTGCCGAGTTTCTTTAAACTCTCGATAAGTTTGTCGAGGTTTTCAGTTGAGAGTTGGGATTGTATGTCTAACTCTAAAGCGTCAATCTTTTCAGCAGCCATAGTCTTTACGCTCCAAACTTCTTATTTATTTCTATCATTTTCGCTTTCATATAAGCGATACCCTTATCCTCAACGGCTGATTTTTCCTCTTCTCTGTCCTCGTCATACAAGGCAAACGGTTTATTAGGATAAGGTTCGGGTTTAGGATGCTTATTGAACGGGTTGAACAAGGGGGAAACCCTACTGACCGCCTGATAAACATATAGTCCTTGTAACCACAAATCTTCGTTTCTCTGTTTCCGTTCCAACTTATATGCCTTACGATATGCTATGACTAATTCGTGATCCTGATTATAGAACTCGTCCGAAGTCATACCCATAGCAAGGTAATGAGGGAGAACATCAGCAAAAATCTTACGGCTATTGGTAGCGGTTTGAGTATTGCTACCCTTACCGCTACCTATACCGTTTGAGGACGATATTGCCGTTAGTTTATCGTCCACTTCACTACGTTTTTTGAGTTGCCCTCGTCCTCTTCAAACAAAGATTCGATAGGTGCTCTGTAAAGGTCGATAAGTGCGTCACGCAGTCCTTCCTTCTTGACCTTATCGAAAAGTGCCTCAACTTCTGCGATAGTGAGTGTGTCGTGATGTGCAAGGAAAGCACCCTTCCAAAGTATCATCAACATACCGATAGGTTGATCGTAAATCTTTGCGAGCGAAAAACCCATACCCTCGGTTGTGATAATTGTCTGCCTTGTAAATTCAAGTGTGTAGTCCTTGCCGTCGATTGTGAAATTGATTGTTTTACCCATAGTTAAATACCGTCCTCATTCAGTATATCAAGATGCTGCAAATGTGATCTTTGTTGTCGGAACGATGCCGACTGTCATTTCTCTTACTTCATCAACGCCCTTGCCGTTAAGTTTGGCAAAAGGAAAGCCCTTCCAAGAGAACTTGCCGTTGTGTCCGTCAGGTGTGCCTGCGTTATCGCCGAACCAAATAGCGAAATGGGCTTCTGTACCCTCGGCACTCTTAACGGTATTAAAATCCGTAGCATCGTAGTTCGCCAGGAAGTTCAACATACCTTCGTTATCCTTAACGCCGGGAACGTACCAATGTTCCTCGTCGGAAAGCGTGGTAGCCTGAATCTGATTAGGATCGCCGAACATATCGGGATAGTCCTTAATATCAAGCCACTTTGCCCAAGTTGTGCCGTCGTCTGACTTCATAAGGTAAGAGTGAATTGTACTTGTTGCCATTTTATTATGACCTCCTTGAATAGATTGAACCGTCGTGTCCTACCGTTGCGGTAAACGTGGCGGTGAGCCTGTATATTGAAGCGTTTGATGTATTGCTATTAGGAATACAGGAAACCATATTGAAATTGAGTGCATAAGCCCTGTCTTGTACCACTTGCATAAGTGATTCCGCCTCGGTCTTTTTGCCCTCAGTCTTGTTTGAAAAAACGTCAACGGTGAGCGTAATGTCACGGAACTTTTCGACATGGGAACTGTCACGGGTATTCGATGTAGTTCCGTCGCCGGACACTACTATCGCCACCGTCGGGAAGGTTTCGGGCATATATACGAACTTGTTTAAAACATTGCAGTTTGGACTATTCGCCAGGATAGCGTTTGCAATGTCTGTGAATATCTCTCTCTGAATGTCAAACATATTCATACGAATACCTGCCTTACCAATGTCGGAATTTCGGGTTTGATTGCTATAATCGCTCTATAAATCGGCATATACATAGGTGTACCCTTTGATATGAGATTGTGAGCGAAAAACCAATACGGTTGTAAGCCTTGTCCCTTGCCGTAGCTTCCTATGTCGGTTTTCAAGCCTGTTTTTGCAAATTCTTCGGCGAGCTTATTTTCACTTCCATTACTGTTATGTGTATAACCTGCACCGAACTCAACAAAAACCACTTCCTCGCCACCTACATAAACCATATTTCCTTGTGCGGTAACAAAGAACGATGTCGATTTTCTCTCGTACTGATGTGTTTCCACGTTGATAACATCATCAGTATAAGGAATAGCGTCGAGGTTCGCCTGTATCTGATCTGCGAGCACGGCTGCAATCATTTCAGCGCAAAGATTTGCTTTTCTCGCCCATTCAGCTTTGACCGCTTCGATTTCAGCGATAGCGTTTTTAACGGAATCTTTATCGAATAAGTCAATGTGAACGGTTTTCATCAGCTTACCTTTACTTTCCTGATTGCTGCGGTTACGAAGTTAAGCGACTTTGTGACCGCTACAACAACGTAATCGAACGGTGTAACAATCTCTCCGTTTTCTCTTGCCAAGTGTCCGTTATCATCGAGTTCGATAGGCGTTTCTATCCAAAGAACAGAACCGACTTTTATGTAGTCCTCGCCAAAGTTTAAAGTGATTACTTTGTCATATTGTTCGGACATACCGAACAACTGTAAGTAAGCCTCACCGCTACCTTCGGATATTACCGCTTCTTTTTTTTCAGGATCAGAATAGGAAATGATAGGCTCGGTATAGTTACCGTCCGTGTCCGTCCCCATTGTCTTACCCAAAAAGGAAGCGTGATAAAAAGTCTGTCTGTTCCTTGACATAGAACGCATATCAGAAACCCCCTGCGGTTGCCGTTATCCTCGCTTTGAGGGAAACGGGAATATCTGCCGCCTCATAGTGACGGTGCGTTCCGCCCTCGACGTGGATAATCTCGCCTTCAGCACCCCTCTTGTTCAACATATACAAGGCAATCTCGATCTGCACATCTTCGTACTTCTCGGGCATTACCTCTGAACCGTTGCCAAAAGGAAATGCTAAGTTGATTACGGCTTCTTCCGCCATTTTAAGGTAGGCATTAGCGATCTCGTCCGACGTTGTATCGGCAGGATCGAGTTTTTTTCTTAACCTTGCTAACTTTTCACTATCAGACAACATATCGCTAACCCTTCCTTTTTACTCTTCGGACTTCTCTGTGCCCTCTTCGAGCTTTTCTGTGTCCTCTTCGGACTTCTTAGCCTTCTTCTCAACGGGTGTAACATCAGCAAGTTTTGTGGTCTTGCTCTTCTTTACTTCCGTTGCCTTACGTCTGTGAATAAGCATACCCATAACGATCACCTATCACTTAACAACGATCTTGATTGCCTTTGAAGCGTCGTAGAGGTAAGGTGCAAAGTGCTTATCTGCCGTAACGACAGTTGACTTGTTGATAATGTCTCTGTCACGCTCAACAAGAGTGTCACGCTTCATAAAGAGGCGAACTGCACCAGGCTTAACGATGAAAGCGTTTTCGTGGCTTGAAGCCTCTTTCAGCTTGTTAGAGATAACAACCTGACAACCCTGTACCATACCGACAGCACCCTTGATAGCAATATCGGCGGAAATATCAGAAGCAGGAAGCCAAAGCGGTGACTTACGGAGAAGTGTGTACTGCTTGGGAGATACGAGAAGTGCCTTAACTCCGCCCTCGTCAATGTCCTCTCCGAAGAGTTCGAGCGAATCAGCAACATCGTTAAAAGCGAGTGTGCCTGCGGTTGCAGCGGTGTGTGTCATTCCTGCACCGATACCGCCGAGAATAGCAAGGAACTCGTTATCTGTCTGAGAAGCGATAGAGAGTGCCAACTGTCTTGCGCCTTCTCCAAGAGGATCACCATAGCCGGAGAGTACGGCTTCGTCGGTGATCTGAATACCGTTACCGATCTTGTGGATTGTAACGGGTGTTGAAGTTGCGGTGAGCTGCTTAATCGGAATATCTGCACCCTCGGCAACGGTAGAAGCATCGCCGATATAGGCATAAGAGGGAAGATTAATGGTTGAACCAGGTCTGCCCTGGAGAGTTCTGTCGATTGTTGCAAGAGGCGCAAACCTCATAAGGTCAACAAGTTTCTTGTCGATCATGTCTGCGAGTACCTGAGGGTTAATCAGGTTAGCCAACATTGTAGCATTAGGATCAAGTGCCATAATTTTTACTCCTTTACTTTGTTAATTCTTTGTAGAGATCAGGATCAGTTTCGAAAAGTTTAACCCTTTCCATGTAGGTCATGTTATCGAACTGCTCCTTCGTAATTGTTTTTCCGCCTTCGTTCGCTTTTCCTGCGGGCGGTGTGGTTGAAGCCATAGCTTCACCTTTAGCAATCTTCTTCACATTCTCGATTACGGTCTGATGGTTCTTGAAGAGCGTAGCATAATCGCCTTTTTCGAGTGCTTCCGCCGTTTCGGTAGCCAGGGCATCATCATAACCAATCGAAATGAACTTAGCCTTGTTATCGGCAATGTTCTTTTCTCTCTGTAAGGTTTCTGCCTGCTCCTTGTACCTCTTCAACTCCGCTTCTGCCTCTGCCTTCTGCTTTTCCTCTTCTGTCATTCTTGCCTTCAAGTCCTTTTCGAGCTTGGCGGCTTCTGAAGCCTTCTTATCGAAAACTTCCTTTTTGACGTAGCCGGAATAATCAGGATCAGCAAGGGTATAACCCTCTAATGCCTTAACCTTTTCCTCGGCGGACATTTTCTCGTAACCTTCGATTTTTGATGTGTCGATACTTGCCATAATTTACTCCTTTGGGTTTTATTCGTGTTCTCTCACGTTAAGATTTTGGGTTTGTTGCGAAGTTCTCTCTCCGTTTGGGTTTGTTGCGATCTTCTCTGACCGTTTATAGTTATCAGCTTTCGCTTTTACTATCTTTTTCACGGACGGGTTTTATCCAACAACGGCAATTATAGTGAGGCTTAACGGGTATTTTGTCTATGTCATATACCTTGCCGTCACGTTCCTTGCAGATGTGGCAAACCTTCTCGTCGTTTTCCGTCACCCAACGGACACGCCGGATGCCGTTTTTCCTAAATGTTTCTACTCTCGTTTTGTCAACCATTGTTTCCGCATACTGTTTAGTCTGCGTATGCCAAAGATCGGCAAACTTCTTTAATTCCTTACGATAGTCAGGACGTAACCCTGCTATCACGGCTGCAATAAGAGCTTCAGCGAGCCTTGCTCTTTTTCTGTCTGCTTCGGCGTAGTAGAGATAACCCGTAACGGGGTTATATTCACCTAATACTCCGTCAACATACTTCTCGTCGGTAGGTATCGGCTTAACCGATACTCCCGTAAGTTCTTCTATATCGTCAGAAGCCTCTTCGCTTGCTTCTTTCGCTATTTTAATGAACGCCTTATTGTTCGATTTGAGCAATCGGGCAATCATTTCTTTTGTCAGTTTCGTTATCCTCGGTGCTTGAAGTTCATCAAACCCCATAACATCAAGGCGATTGACTTCCTTACGAAGCTCCGTTGTCAGAACCGCTATCAGTAAGTCCGTTAGTTCGTACTGTTTCCTTTTCCGTTCTGCCATTGCCGTTTACCCCGTCCTCGTTAGGTCTATCTTCGATTTCCCACTTTTCGAGTGTTTCCTGATAATGCTTTTCACTTTCAAGGTATGCGTTCTCGGGATCGCTGAAAAGTCCGCAGCTCTCGAAAGCCAACTTCGGGTGTACCCTCGGTGTATTGAGCATTTCGCAGAGCACTTGTGCCTTAACCTGGACGTTCTCGTAATTATGACGCTTAAATTTAGCGTCAATATCCGATGTGCGAAGGTCTATATCATCCTTGCCTACCGTCTTGCATATCTTCAAAACGAGGTTAAGCATAAGTCTTTCCGCACTCTTAAACATTGTTTCTGATGCCTGTGCCCTTGCTTCCGCCTGCGACCATCCATTCTGAATGAGAATAGCACCGTTGTTAGCTGAAATACTCTGACCGTTGCCCTGTGCAGGCATACCGCAGATGGTAAGTACCGCCGTATATAGATCGTCCTTGTTCACCTGTGCGCCGTCCTGCGAGAAGTCCGTGACTACCGCCTGAACGTCTGCCTGCCTGCCTTCATCAGACTTGATCTTGATTGCTCCGTACTGAGCAAGGTTAGCAAGTCCCTTATCGTCTAAATCGCAGTTGATAAACTTCAAGAAAGACTGTATCTGCTGCTCGATGCCGTCAAGACGGTTTGATTCACACCTGTTGATAGCGTCCAAAAGCGGAAGGACTATCTCGAAAGCTCCGAGCCTTGCGTTGTTTGCCGGATATTCGTAAATAGGAATTTCGCCTAACGGGTTTAATCTTACGCTAAACCCCTTTACTGTGTCGCCGTCGTCTTCGAACTCAAAAATAAGTTCCTTTGTATAAACAACGAAGTGATTTATCGTTTTTTCGGCATCGCTGACAGTATAGGTGACACCCGCCATTCTGTTTCGCTTAAATGTCGATGAATAGATATTGAATGTGTTTCTCGGATCGAGTGTAAAAAGGTCAAAAGGCGTGTCGCCTTTATCTACATTGGAAGGTTCGTTAGCCTGGACGTATCTATATGCCGTACCGCAGATGTGATTCCACTCTAAGACTTCCTGATCCTGCGACTGTTTCCCGACCTGATACATATAGTCGTTCAACGTCTTTACTTCCTCGTTCTTATCAGAAAGTGCTACATACATTACTGGTTCGCTGATAAGATAGCCTACCTTGAAGGAAACTATCTCATTTGCGTAGTTCACTACAACCTTGTTGTTGATTTCAGGACGCACCGTCTTAATGCGCTCCAAAATAGGCTGCTTGCCCTTGTAATAGTTGTAAAGGTAGTTTATATCATCCCTGTTGATAAGGTGCGTTAAGAACGCATTACGGACAACATCAACGACATTGGCTTCCGTTATCTTTGTTTCGTCGGTATAAATAACCCTTCTTCCGAAAAGAGCCTTGCCATAACCCTGAAATGTTGTTTCACCTTCTGCCATGCCGAATACCTCACGGGTAATTGTAAAGTTAAATTTCGTATAGGTTTACAATTATAAAATAACAAAATCTTGTGGCTTGTCAACCTAAAACCACAAGATATAGGTGAAAATCAAATGAAAAAAGCCGTGCCTGTTTGACAGATACGGCTTGTTTCGCTAAAATGATAGTGTACTTCGGGTGTTGGCGACACCTGGGTAACGAAAAGTTTTATGCTCGGACAAAAGAAAACCGTTCGTATATACTATGAACCCGTTTTCAGTATAAAATAAAAATTCCGAAAAGTAAAACCGTTCGAGGACGATATATATATTTTTTGTTACTCCATGTCGCCACGCCAAAGTGCATGACGGCGTTTTTTATGCCTTCCGACAACTAAATATAGGGGTTTTCGTTGATTTTACCCTAATCAAAACACAAAATCAGGTGTCCGCATAGCACCACGCCACAGAAAATAATTATGCACAACCGTTGACTACGGACGGTATATAAAAGCGGTCGGGGTAGGTTGTCTGACAGATCAGGTTGCCGTGAGAATAGCGGTGTAACACCTGAAATGTGGGAATTTATCGTAATCTCCGTGTTGGACGGACAAACACGCATAGGGGGTTACGGACTTAAAGCGACGGTCGATAGCGACGAGCGATAAGGTTTTCTCTTGTTCGCAAGGGAAAACTATGCTCAAATCTCCTGCTCAAAGCGATAAATTGAAAGCCCCTGCGTTACCTCCGATTCTACGCAGGGGCTTGCCAGGAAAACATGGATAATGTAGAACACTGTATATACAGATTACCACGGTCTTTTAAAAACTTCAACCCTTGCACCGACGGGGCGTTCAATAACATCTGCTGCCATAGCAAGGCTATCGGGTGCATCGTCATGCTTATTATGTCCCGTAACCCTGAAGGAATATACATTAACCATAAATGTTTTATATGCTTTTGATCTTTTATTTTCTTCAAGGAAGTAGAATTGTCTTATGGTAGGTGCTTTGTCGAATATCCTCGCTTCCTTACTCTGATTATTCGGGGCAGCTTTTGTCTGAATATTGATCTTTACGCCCCTTTTTTCCAACTCACGTTCCAATTCTTCCTTATAGCTCATTGTCATTTTATTACACTCGATGCGGACTAATGTAACATTGTACTTGATGATCGCATCCACAAGTTGTGGTATTGTAACGGTCTTTTCGCCGTTGTCATACACAACATCTGGTATATATACATAGCCGTCCGTGTACTGCTTGCAGACGGGAGAAGAGGTATAGTCACCACCGCCGAAAGCAGGATCAATCGCCATGAAGGTTCTGACGAGCATATCGTCGGAAGGAAGCTCGCCGTTATAGTAGTTCATATCGGCACTTTCGAATACAGTACCTTCTCTCTCTATAGGCTCGCCCATGTATTGAGCGTTCCAAGAGGCAATGTCCTGGTTATACTCGAAGCTCGCTCTTCTCGAAAGGTAATACTCCGTCGTGAAGCCTACGCCGTAGTCATAATCAAAATTTGACTGCTCGTTTTCATCAAGAGCAGGGATATTGATTACCTTTCTCCTGATGTGCTTATTTTCTTCCCTGTCAAGAACCTCTAAACGAAGCCCGATAGGATCACCGTTCGCCCACCTTGTACCTTCCCAAATGAACTTTGTCTTACCCTTACCTCTTGTAACGAGGTTATTATCGACTATCTGCCAAAGGGTAACAAGTCTGTCCTTATTTATCGCTTCGTCAATGCCGGACACCAAATCATCAGAGATTATCCAACCCGTAGCGTCGCAAGCACCGTTCAATGTACCGTGAACAGACCTTGCCGTTACAGAAGGGTAATGCTTCAATCTGCCGACATTTATCGTCAAGTCCTTACCGTCCGTCAGAGGCTTGCCGTAGCCAAACTGATAGAATATCTCATTCCAACGGTATGTGACGTTATCGGTGATAACTTCGAGGCAGCCGTCGTAAAATTTGTTAGTAATCTTGTCGGAATAAGCCGAATACAGGTTACTCGCCTCGCTATCCTTGCCTATTTTCCATGTCATAGCAAAGATCATCAGGGTAGATTTGCCCGTTCTCGGCGGTTGCGACAAGAACAACTCGTCCAATTTATCATCCTCTAACTCCTGGATAGCGTCAGCAGCAACCTTTAGCACCTTTCTTCGGGGCAAATAGAACCTTTCTTCGGGTTTTCTGTTCCATTCCAACGCAATCATATAGGAATCGAAGTCAAAAAGAGCCAAAGCGGTGAAAATATCACGCCTCAAATCACGAAAATCGCCTGATTTTTCGATAAAACCCTTGACAAAACAGTGATTTTGTATCTTCAAAGCCTCTTTTTCGAGCCATTTGAGGTTATCGACGTTAGCTTTAGCGTCCTGCAAGCAGACATTGTAATAATCTCTGTAATATTTGAACTTATCAGGCTCTTTTTTTATCGCAACGGCGATCATAGACAACATATCAGACATTATCGCCACCGTCCTCGACGAATTTAGCGTACTCTGCCCTCAATGCGTCCTCGTCTATTTCGGGTGCTTGCTCCTGCGTAGCGGCTTCTATCCTGACGTTATCGGCAAAGCCATGAAGGTTCTTTAACTGGAATATCGCCATGATGTTATCAAGATTACCGTATAATGCACCCGTCGTAAGCTGATCCGCTATCAGGTCGCTAACCCTGGCTAAAAAGTCAGTAGTCTCGTTATGATGCTTCCTGCAATAGTCCGACACACGGCTTCTCGTTAGTCCCAAACCGATAGAACAGTAGGACATAAGCGACGGGGGATTGCCTGCTTCGGCACAAGCAACAAAATAGTCCCTTGTCCTCTCCATGACCGCCCTTACATCATCCAAATCAACTGCGGTTTCATTCTTTAGTGCTTTCCTATCGAGGTAGCCTATCTCTTCATCAACAATATCAGCAAGACGCAAGAGGTTATTTGCTACCGCCTGTGCTCTCTCCTGCTTCTCCATGAGTTTGAGATTAGCCTTATTTACTGCCGGAGAATCGGGGTTATTCAACTGTACCGCCTTATCTATCGCCATAAGAGCAGCCATGTCCTTCGATTTGAGCTTCGGCTTCTCCTGATAAGTATTACCTTTCTTCGCCATTGTTATTTATCCTCACAAAACTTTTCTTCTTGCGCTTATATTTCCGCACATAACGGTACTTCTGCCCCGTATAGGTATCAACCGTTATCCTCGCCTGGCTCTTCTTCTCCCTCGCCTTGATAGGTGCTTTCTTCTCACCCACGACGTATATCTTCTCTAAGCCTTTAGGCGGATTAGGGTTATAGAACAATATCTGATACCCAAACGCTTTAGCAATACGATACATCAATCCCGATGTAACGTCCTTCCGCTTATTCATATCCTCAACCGTGATGATCTTGGAAGAGCCTATACGCTTCGAGAACTCCGAATAGCTCTCTTCGTCAGGTCTTGCATCTATAAGTCTTGCTAATATGTCTTTTGCTCTTATCGGTTTCATAAAATCGTCCTCACACTCCCAAAATATCGTGCTTTTCCCTTATTGTCAATTCAATCTATACCCCTCGGGGGTATCTTCTTACTGTTTTACTCGCACGTTGCTTTTAATATGCTAATAAATAAGCAGAATCGCCTTTTTTATTTCAAAAAAAATTTCGAGATCAGCATTTTTGTTTACTCACACTAAACTTTTGTTAAGTATTTGTTGCACTTTTTCTTCCCCCTTTTTTCACCATCTTTGCCTTTTTATTTCACGGGTGGTAGAAGTGCCTCCCCTGCCCCCTCCACGAACATACGTTTGCCCTGGGGGTGTAATTGTAAAGTGATTTTCATTTGGGGTTTACAATGCCGCCCCCGTGCTTGCAATTCGGTATAATTTCAATTTGGTCGAATTCACTTTAATGGACTAAATGACCTGCAAACGCAATAAATACAAGGCTTTCAGCGTTTTTGTGGCTGATATTGCTATTCGGTATAATTCGGGATTGTATAATTATGCGGTGTTTATGCCTGATTATGCAATTCTCAGGACTAAATGAAAATCATTTGACTTTCATATGAAAATCAAGCTCGGAGATCGGATTGTAAAGGCTTGTAATATTTTGCTTTACAATCTGCTCGATTTGGGAGAAACTGCGCCAATTTTCCACGCCTATAATATTTTTATATCTTTAGTGAATAAATTGTTGATGATATAGCCACGACAGACAATAACAACAAACAACAATAACAAACCAATAAACATAAACAATCAATAAATAAATAATAAATACTACACGTGCCCCCGCACGTAAAAATGCGCCCGGGCGTGTATTTTCCTATGTTTACGCCATGTATTTATTACTTGTAATATTATGCCCGTGCACCCGTGAAATTACAGTTTATTTGTCGGCTTGCTCTAAAATGCCTCTAATTTGCTCTGTATTGCGTTTCTAACCAAAAATGAATAATTTGTTGTCCGATATATTCAAATCGAAAATAGGGGCATTTCTGAGCGTTTTACGGGTATTCCTGCACCCGATTTAATATACAGATTGTTTTTCCGTGTCAGATCGGGCTGACCTAATATATAAAATACATATAGATTTATATATATTATTTATATATATTTATTGATTTATAGATTTATAGTTTATTTTTAGTATCTAACCTCTAAGGTATAGTTACGTTATAGTTTTCTAAGTTAGTATGTACTATCAGCGTTATAATATTTTTGTCATTAGAGGGTTTACCCGTCCTGATTTGCCGTCAAATTGCTCTCGTAATTCAGTTGGTATAATTTCCCGTTTTTGTCGCTGCTATTCGTTAGAATTGAAATATGGAAGTTTGGCGGCGTGCTGCATGATGATTCTATCCGGCGTTATTTCCTGAAGATCGGCGGCGGCGTTTTTGGTTTATGTCCTGGAAGATCATCAACAGAAAATTCGAGCAATAAAAAAGGCGGCTGATTTGCCGCCCTTATTTAATCTTTTTTGTTGTTTTGATGATGATATTCACGGGTAAATATATCAAAAGAATGATTAAGAGTATAAGCTCCATATAATACCCCCTTAACAAATACAATTTTCTTTGAATTCTTTTAACAGTCCGTATCTTTTGCCGTTACGCTCGAAAAAGTCTTGGATTGTAGCAAGTTCGCCGTAGCTCCAACGGGGATAATTTCCCTGATTATTACTCCACTCGATAGCCTTGTCTTTAAGATCGGCTTTGCGTTCCTGGTATGATTTGCCGGAGACAATCAACGGGATAAAACAAATTATTTGTTCGTCAAGTTCCTCGGCGGTAGCACAACGGGGTGCAGCTCCTTGATTTTCTTGTATGTCGTTCCTTACGTCCTCAATGGTAACATTTTCATATATGCCGCCGTCAATTTCGTTTTCGTCAAAATTGTCAAGTTCGGGATAGTAAATAATAATTGTTTTCATGGTTTACACCTCCTCATATACTCGTATTCTTTCGCAGCACTCGTCGAATTCCACAAAGATCGGATTATAATAGTTGTCACCGTCAACACCTGACAAATAACAGACTTTGCCATCCTCGTCCTCGTAACTATACGTTACGGGATTGTAAAAAGGATTGCCAAGTGCTAAAAATTGCTCGGTGGCGTAGTTCCTGCCCCTATATGTAAAATAAGTTAGATATAATCCGCCGTGCTCGTCGGGGTTGAATTTGTCGCTGCTCGGCTTGTATCCGTATCCGTCCTCGGCATAGTCCCACAAACTGTTTTTTGGCGTGGGGTTGTAATTTGTTTTGACTGTTATCCAACGTGAAACCCTAATAAAATCCTGAGTTCCGTCCTCGTGCCAACCATTAGAACCACATAACGATTTTGTCATTGTAATCTTTTTCATGTTTTTATCCTCCGAAAATGATTTATTAATTTGATTAAACTCTTTCAAGTCTGTAAATATCCCATGTTTTGCCGCCCTCGGCTCTACACTCAAAGCCTGCCTTTTTTAAGATCGACCAAAAACACTCTACTCCTACGCCGCCCTCAAAATACGGGATAACAGAATAGCCGCTGCCGTATCCGATTCCGTTCCTGTATGTTTCGCCGTTCTTTAATGCGTTTTCGGCAAGGGTAAACAAAATTTTCATAATGCCGGGGTGGTCATCAAAAGCACTTGCAACGGCTGCACTTCTTTTATCATATCCACAACCCGATGCCGTTCCGAATGTCCTTGTATATATTTTGTCGGTTGTTACTTCGGCGTGCGGGTTATAACCCCATGTATTGGAGCGTGTCCAATTTACCTCAACCCTAATAAAAGTAATATCGGGTGCTGCTGCTACGTTGTCAAGTTCCTGCATTTTTGCGGTGATTTCCTTGTCAATCTTTTTATTGTTACGAGCAACGGCGTATGCAATAGCCTGCTCACGGGTGATTGTTCCCGCCTTGTACTGATTCCAACGTGTTTCTGTTAAGTGTTCCTGCAATCCCTTGTCGGGGTTTTTGCCTGCGTATTCAGCACCCCATGACTGATGATAACCATTAACGATAAAAAACTCGTCTTTTGCCTTTTCTTCGTTCTTGTAATCTACATAGGCATTTCTTAACAGTTCAAACATATTATTTTCTCCATTTCTCCGCACCTTGTAGGCGTTGCGGTTGCCGTTTGTTTGTAGCCTAATTGTAGCCATTGCACGGTCAACAATTCAACTCAAAAACTCACCAAAACAAACAAGCCGTTTTTGTGCAATATTCACAACCGAGAGGGGTGAATATTTATGCAAGCTCTATACATTACCCATTCACCCACCGGGTTAGTAGGTAATTCAAAAATCCTCGGTGAAAGTTCCGGCAGCGAAAACCCTGGCTCGATCCGAGATCAGGGAAAAATTTTTGAGTGCGTTCCCGTCCTATATATTTTTAAAATTCCCATGGCAGTCGAGAGTCGATACCAGTCGAAAGTCGATTGGCAGTCGAGAGTCCCTATTTTATTGAGGTTTGGGGTGTTCAAATGAGTACAGTTGATATATAATGTAATTGGCTGACGGTAAGGCGTCGGTACATTCATCAAACAGAAGGAGTAACTAAAATGACACAAGATTATTGGAGAGAAGTTAAAGGCTATCCGCACCTGCTTGTTTCAAGAGCAGGTAACGTATGGTCAACAACCTACAACAGAGAATTGCACCCTATTCTGACTAACAGAGGATATTTACGGGTGAATTTAAGTAAGGATAAGACCGTAAAAAGGGTTAGCGTTCACAGGCTCGTTGCCGAGGCGTTTATACCCAACCCCGACAACCTGCCTTGCGTAGATCACATCGACGGAAACAAGCTGAACAACCACGTCGAGAATCTACAATGGATAAGCACCTCTAATAATATGCGAAAAGCCTGCAAAGGTAAAGGGAAACTCGGTACGCCTATTCCAGTAATATGCTTGGAAACAGGCAAGATTTACAAGTCAATGAAAGAAGCAGCATCTTCTCACCGAATACCGAGTGCGGTTATGTCGGCACTTGTAAAGGGTGAATACGATCATTACCACAATCTTCACTTTAAACCCTATGTAGAAAGCAACGAACAGTAAGGCGTCGTTTGTCTAATCTCACTATCCCTTGCGGTCAACATTTATGCACTTCGCATAATTGTAATCCTAACCGCAAGGGGTTATCATTAGGCTATCAAAAGCGACAGTAACAGGTCGCAGAAAAGGAGAAATGATATATGAAATTAAAGGATATGCTTAACCTTATTTACGGCGGTGACGCAGTATCAATTCAGGACGGCGAGGGCAAGGTTAGGTTCAATGGTATGGTTGCAGACTTTTGGAAACTTCCCGAAAACGAAAGCAAGGACGCTCTGCTCGAAACAGAAGTGTCAAGGATCAGAAGTTACAACTACTGTACTGTTATCTTGTTGAAGTAAGGCGGTGATATAATGGCAAACATCAGCAGATACACCGTTAAGGACGGCAAGATAATGAACCAACTTACGAAAGATTTTCGCAGTATGGGTTATCAGGTAATCACATTCGGCAGCACGGTACGAGAACTTGAAAAGGGCAATCATACCGTAGTAATTACAAAGGAGAAGTAAACAATGGCTAAATTCGTCACAAAAAAAGAGTACGCCAAACTTCACGGCGTCCCGTTTGAAACGGTAAGAACATGGACTAAGAACGGAAAGCTCGCAACGATCAAGATAGGTGCAGCAGTTTTTGTAGATGCAGACACCCCGATTCCGGCAAGACTTAAACCTGGTGTCAAGACACAAGAAGAAAAGAATCTTGCTGAGTTCAATAAGACTTTCAAGAGCAAGCAACTGAAAGTTGAGATCACCCGTGCATATCTCGTCAGTGTAGTTGACGGCACAGGCAAAGAGATCACATCAGACTTCACGTTCTGCTCCAAAGAGGAAGCAAAGCGATTAGGCGAGCGTATGAAGTCCGAGGTCGAGGCAAGGGGGTGATGATATGGCGACAAGTTTTGCGATTTTGGACGACATGCTTGTTAGAGAAGAGCTTGTTTCCACTTGCGGAGACAACATTACAATTTGCAAGCGTACCGCAGTAATCACGAAGGAAGAATTTATCGCCTGTTATAAGGCGTGGATAGGAAGCGAGGAAGAAAATGGAAATACTAATCAAGATACCTGATGAAGTTTTCGAGGCGTATAAGCATTGGGACGAGAACAAGGTCGCAACCGTCGAGCAAACGCTTATAGCACACGGCACGGTTCTCCCTGAAGGACACGGCAGATTGATTGACGCTAACGACGTTGACAATCACATCATAGGAAGCGTTGATTTAAGAGATTGTCCGACGATCATTGAAGCAGACAAGGGGTGATGATATGCGGTATGTTACATTCTATTACGACTTGCTTCATCAACAAGCATACGATTTGGAGATTCACGCAGACAAGGAAACGGCTTTGAAGTTCTTTAACAAGAATTGCAAAAGGTATTTCGAGTTGAACACGGGTTGGAAAGCCGACAAGCTCCCTGCCTCATACGGTTACTCAATGAGAAGATTCGTCGGTATGTCGGCTACGGCTTTCAGAAAAGAGTTCGGGATCACTATCGACGAAGCGAAAACATTACAGAGCAAAAAGGGGTGAGCAAATGAAACTTAAAGATATGATTGACACTTTGCGAACCGCATCCTACGAAAGAGTTGAAATTCGTGATAATCAAAACAACGAGATATGCACTTGTTCAACAGGTTCAGAAGGTTGGAAACCGTATCAGGATCGCAAGGTGGTCGAGTGGTTTCCGCATGGAGCACCTAAAAAGGACGCAACATTTACAGTTCTTGTTGAGTAAGCAAATAAAAAGGGGCGGTCATTCGCCCCTCTTTTTATGGTAAAAATGTTTCGCCTTTCAGATACTTCTCGATCTCGGTGTTGTTCTTGTACGGCTGCTTGCCGAAGTGATCTTTGTACTCCGAGCAATAGTCAGGACACGCAAAGATATATCCCGACACCTTGCACTTATGACACTCGTCGCCGTCGCCAGTATAGTTCCTGCAATCGTAATTAACCATCAGTGCTTCTTCTTTCCGTGGAAATTGTTATGGAAGTCCTTTTTCTCAGGCTTCTTATCTTCCGCAGCAGGCTCTTCTTCCGTATAAGTTCCCTCAAAGTAAATTTCGTCACCGTTAATAACGATGCCAAATCCCTCCCAACGTGTAGAACCCTTTACTGTTTCGGCACGTTCAATAAGCCCCTTGCACATCCCTTCTGGGAAAAATGTCGTGACGTATGCGCTACCTGCCTTTTTGATTACCTTAACCATGCCGTGTTCGTTTGTTTTCAGATCATACATTTTTGGTTTTCTCCTTTCTGTAATAGTTTTATTGTAGTCCCTTTACGGGGTTATAGTCAAAGGTTTGTTCGGTATGCGGTACGTTATCCTCGCACCGCAGTTTTCACAATGACATTCGTGTATAATGCCCTCGCCCTCTTCACCGTAATCTGCAAAGTCGTAATCAGCATCCCATACGACCTTCTTGGCTTTACAATGGAAACATTCATACATGGCGATCACCCCTCTTTCAAAACTTCTTCAAAAGTGATTTGAGAAGTGTCGGCTTTCATCAGTTCCGTTGCAATATCATAATACGGCTTGTGTATCTCGATTCCGACAAAGTTTCGGTTAAATCTTGCACACGATAATCCCGTAGTTGCAAGCCCCATAAAAGGATCGAGAACCGTATCGCCTGTTTTTGTGAACTCGCCTATGATTTCATCACAAAACGGTCTGCTCATTAAAGCTCTGTGTATGTCCGAATATTCCGTGTTTGAGTTGATATTCTTGACTATCACGTTTGTATAACCGTTTGAGTTGATATACAACTTGTCGAATTCTCTGCCTTTAAGAATAAGAACTAACTCGTAGTAGTTGGCTATCCTGTGAGGGTAGTGTTGAGGTTGAGCGTTTGGCTTGTACCATACAAGGATATTGTCGATCTTGTCGGCGAAGTGTCCTATCAGGCGGTAAACGTCAGCCTTGTTGTTGAGTATCGGCTGAATGTTATAAAGCACCTGTCTTTTGCAAATTCTCAGCATTTCGTTGATACACTCGACTTGCCACTCAAACCAATCTTCCCTGTTCTCGGCTACCTCGTATTTAAAGTGTCTTTTGTTTTCCTTGTCGCTTTCAGAAACGCCCGAATCGTTATAGGGGGGGGACGTAAACACTACGTCAACGCACCCATCAGGCATTTTTTTCATTTCTTCGAGGCAATCGCCGTTTATCAGTTTGTATTCTATCATTCCTTACACCTCACTTATTCTTATGCCGTGAACCCACAACATTAGCTTACGCTTAATAGTATAGTCTTTAGTCCGTGTCGCCTCTGATTTCGTATCTTCCACAACCGTTTTGCCCGTCTTGTTATCATTATAAACGAAGTCGGCTACATAGCAGCATTTACGTTCCAAGAGTATTTCCTTGTCCTTTAACCTCCTGCCGTTCTTTCCGTAGCGTTCTTCCGTTGCATACTGATTCGGGATAAGCTCGTACTCCACCTGTAACCGCAAATCAGAAATTTCGCCTGCCCTTTCGAGCAATTTGAGTTCCAGGTATCGGTTCGCTTCGTGCTTACTGTCGAAAGTATGTCCGTCAATCGTAACCTTTGTGGCATTGTACTTCGTGCCGTTTCTTCTCCAACCTCTGTATGCCATTAGATTTCCTCGCAATCGTCAGGTACAATCAGTTCCCTAATCTTATATGTGATAGTAGGTGCTTCGCCCCTGTTGCCCTCAATCGTGATGTAAACACTGTCAATGCAATTTGCATTTGATAAAACGCTATCCACCTTGTTTACGATAGCCTGATTCAAGTTTTCTGCTTTTTGTGCCATTAGTTTTCGCTCCCTTCTTTCTTGCAACCTATCAGGTCGGCTATGCCTAAATGGTCGTTTGCAATGTGGATAATCATATTCCCTGGGTGGTTTACGCTTTTCTCTAACTCGCAAACGGTCTGATTTACCATTCTCAAAGCGGTAGCTCTACCCGAAAAGCCGCCATTGATTTCCGCACCACATATACGGCATTTGTAGGTAAATATGTAGGTTTCGCTTGCCATTAGTCTGTATCTCCTTTTGTTGTAACCGTAACTGTCGGATAGCACTCGCCTGTATCGGGATAAGGGATAGCCGCAAGCCTTACGCCTTGCCTTGCGTTGCGGTTGATGATCTCAATTAGCTTGTCCGATTCCTCTCCGCTTATGTTGATGTGTACTTCGGTTATCGAGTACGCTTCAATCAGGAAGTCATACACTTCGAGAATTTCTGTGTCCGGCAAGCACAAATCGCACTTCGCACAATTTCTATCGCACTTGCCGTTCTGCCTCTTGATACACTCTCGCTCGTTCTTCAAGACTTTAAGTATCTGCTCTGTGCTCATTATTCAAAGTCCTTTCCGCTTCGTCCAAAGCCTCTCTAAATGTCCTTGACGGCGACCACTGAATTAAAGCAATCTGCCTTTTGAACCATTCAACGATCTTCTTCATCGTCATTCACCTTTCCAATCTTGATTTGCAGGATAGCAGACACCACAATGGAATATTTCTGATGATCTGCCAACCTTTTGCGAAACTCCAAAAGTACACCTTTTGCACGATTCTTGCTCGTCGCAAAACTGTTTCAACGTTCTTGCTGCGTCTTTTGCTTCTTCTACACCTATCATTCCACAAACCTGCCTTTCATCTTCCTGCCGCAGTTCGGACAATAGTTTGAGCGAACCATACGCACATCTTGAATAAGGTGAGGCATTTTGGCGAATATCCTTTGAAGTGCAATTTCTCCGCACTTCTGACATATCGGGAGACCGTCACTATCAGTTACCCATACGCTTGTCTCTTGCGGCTCGTAAGGTTCGCTATTAGCAATACAACTTTCGCTCGGTCTGGGATCACCCTTACTTACTAATATTTTGCACGCCTCGTATAACGATTCTGAAACATCAATTACTCTTTTCATTCCGCACCGCCTTTCTTTATCCACTCAATACAGGCTTTCCAACCCATAGCATAGTCAATGGTATGTCCTGCACATTCTTCAACTGTCATAAGCCTTAATTTGCTTATATCCACATACTCGCCTTGCGGTCTTGCTTTTCCTGCCTCTTTATTCCCACAAACATAGCCCTCGTTATATGCACCTGCCATATCGTCTTTGGTATAGACTTCAACTGGCGG